CATATGACACAGCAATATCGCCTTCCTTTTCAGAAAGGATAGGACCAGCAACAGGTATATTTGACTCACCAGACGATGTTTCATTACGTAGTGAAACAAGATAAGCAGTAAAATATGCCTGTGCTATGTCCTGCTGGCCAGAAGGAATACACCATGGTCTGGCTTCTTCAGCAATTGCTGCCAGTTGCATAAGTGTATCTGGATCGACATATTGTGGTGATTGTGGATCAAAGAACTGTGGAAAGAACAACTGTAACACCGCCTGAACATTTGTCCAGTTCGGAGGCGGTGTTACAGTTACACTCATAGTATTACCGACGGCCTTGCGGTGTAGCTGGCGGAACAGTAGGCGAAGGTGGCAGACCCTGATCAGGATGTGGCTGATCACCAGGCAAACTATGATCTGGACGCGTGACACTACCAGGTGGGCGATTGCTTACATGCGGTGGACGACCACCATCAGGCAATCCATGATCAGGATGCGGCGGAACAGTAGACGGTGGAAGAACAATCGGATGACTTGGCTGTAGCGAAGGATCAATTACTGTCCAACGATAACCAATACCAACCACCCAAACAAAGCACAGCACTTGACCATCTACACTTGGAGGCAATGGCGGCCATACAGCACCAGGAGGCAACGGCAGATCGTTATTTGGCGCCTCTGGACGATAGATCGGGTGTGTTGGCAATACTGGAGCAATAGGCAAACTGTGATCAGGAAATGCTGGAGGCGATGGCCAAATGCCAGGAATAGTCGGAATACCATAACCAGGATCAACTGGATATGTTGGCGGAGCAATTGGATGAGTAGGAAAGCCTGGACCTTGCGACGGTCCACCACCAGGAGCAATAGGGTGAGATACTACTGGCGGCAAAGACACACCATAACCAGGATCCACCGGACCCTCAGGAACAATTGGTCCAGTGGATGGATGACCACCACTCACTGGAGTGATTACTGCTAGTTGACTTCCAGACATTGGTTCACATCATGTTAATAGTGGTCGACAATCAGTAACAAATTAATGTTACTGTTTAGGCTTCGCGTCTTGGCCTATCTTTGTTGTTGGGGATGTTGTCCCGTTGCTGGTCTCTGTGGTGCGACACTCGGCGCTGGGGGATGGTTAGTTTGAGGAGGTGTTGGCTGGCGCTGCTCGGCACGACGGGGATCGTCTGCCTCGCCATGTTCACCTCGTGAACGATTGCGCTCTTGAACACTAGGTTCTGCAACATTCATTTCCTCCAACGTCATTTTATCAGAATCAGGCACAGGTTCTTGCATCATATCCATAACAACTTGATTGATCATAGTCTCAGCTGTTACTTCAGTTGGCACACCAGGCACAAGAACTACACCTTCCACGTGTATTATTCTAGCGGAATTATTCAACAATCCAGGCATTGGTTATCTCCTTACGTTGTGCGCGCGCCAAGCAAGGCAAGCGGATAATAGATTTGCACACCTGCGCTCCTGGCCAGGCAATCAGTGATGATTTCAAGATTGCGCGCCTCAGGCGGCAATTGTGTGAAAGCCATCACATATTCATGAGCATAATTATCTGACGAACGCTCAACCATTAGTGCCCAATCTTTGCCGGCCGGTCCTGCTCCTTGGCATTCCCAAATATTCTCCACAGTAATACCAGGGAAATTAGCCACAAAAAGAGCCATAGCAGAAATAGGCAATCCGCCAGGACCAGTAACAAAGTTTGAAGATGCGGCCACATAGGCTTTGGGCGCCAGTGAGAGGTGATCAGGAATATGGATGCCGTTATTTTGCAGAATATAGGCGCTATAAATGGCAACCAAATTAGAATAGATCTGGGCGCCAGTTAGCACAGTCCAATCACCAGTATTCGGCAACACAACTTTAGGAACATTTGGACTATTGAACAATCCGAATAGTCCATATGTGGAGTCACCATTAAGTTTGATTGAGTTAATCTTCAACTCAATCGCGCGACGCGCCATGTCTGCTTTACGCTGATCAAGTCCAACACCAGTTGCTCTACTGGCGCGCAACTCATTTACATTGTAACCGTAACTGTCACCAATCGTCTTGACAGTAACGGTTTTATCAGCACCACGAATATCCACGCGCGGGAGATCATCAGCATAGTTGGCCACAACCTTGGCCATACCAACTGGATCAAACATACGAATGGTAATCGTTTCTGCCCATTCAGGAACACTAGTATCATCCGGCACAAGACGCGCAGCATTAATTGCTGGAAACAAACGATCATACGTCTTGGCTTTGATAACGTCTAGCTGGCGTGCGAGCCACATACCTGTGCTTGGAACGTCAGTAATAGCAATGTCTTCTCTGAAGTTCTGAGCAACAAATCTCTCAGTAACGTCCAGATCGCGAGGGTCAACACCCCATGAATTGTCGAGTGGCATTGTGGTTCTCCCTTATGCTGCCATCGGATAGTGAAGTTCAACAACAGCCACATTAACTGCTGTGCCACCCAACATATTAAATACAGATGCTGGCGCTGATCTAAAAATCGCGTGAGGCACTGCTGGATTAGTATTGGTATTATTGACCGCACCAGTAGCAGCAGTATAATACACTGGCGCGCCATCAACAACACCAGTAACTGTATCTACAACAGCCCAAACGCGACCACGCGTCAATACCGATACAGCATCGTATTGAGTGTATCCACCACGAGATGCAATCAAATGATCGTGGAGCGTAACACCGGCAATTAATCCAGCAGCGCCACCAGGGACAACAATTTGTGAAGCGGATGCTGATCTTGCACAAACCAAACCAAATCCAATTGCTGCGGCTCCACAAGCAAGCGTTTCAACATTGTCGTTCATGCTGTCCGCTTTCATGCCCGCCATTGCTTGGGCATAGAAGTATGGAGCATTGTAGGGAGGCGAACCACTAATCGTCTGCGACATTACCTATCTCCTTTTGCGCGCTGGTAAATGTTTAGTGCCTCGTTTCTTGTCAGCCTTGTGCCATTCTTTAGCCCATTTAGCACCTCTGGCTGCTTTAGCCGCAACAAATCGTGCTTGTGCTTTACTTTTGCTTGGCATGTTCTGCGCCATATGGCGGGCACGCGCCTCTCAAATCAGCAAACATATTCTTTGCTTCCGACCAGCACCAATCACAAGGTTCAGCACAACTGATCTTATGGAACCCAAGGCACATAAACATCGCCAGTTGATAGACCTCCTGGCGTGACATTACAATGCCGCCATGAACAAACGCTTCAGGTTGTTCATGCAGCTGTTTTGTCGTCTTCAACTTTTTCGCCACGGATACGTCTCAGCATTCTTTCACGAGCCGCAGCGGCGGATGGTCCATTATTATTGCCACCACCATTGCTGCTATCGAAACGACGAATATGACCAGATACTTTCTTACGCTTCTCATAGTCCATCGTAAGATCAAAAGCACTATCCACATAATCATCGGATTTGCCATCAAACTTCATGTCTGGCGACAACTTACCAATGATCTTAACTTTGATGTCGCGATCAGTTGTATCTTCATCGAACTTAATTGCTTGCTGCTCGGCAACAGCTTCAAGTTCAAGTCTAGCTTTCAACTCATCACGCGCACTGTTACGAACAGTTTTCATTTCATCATCATGCTTATTTACTTTGGCTTTAAGCGTATCACGCTCAGCCTCCATTTCATCTGCTCGTTTCTTGGCAGATTTTAAATCATCCTTGGCCTTGTTCAGAGCATTCAATACTTCTGGCGCAGCTTGATAGTCGATGTCATCAAGGCGCACTGTAACCAGTTTATCAGCCATTGGTTCTACCTCCAAATCAAAGGATACGGCATCAGTAGAGTCAAGCCTAAGTCTGGCATTACCAGCACGGCCTTTTGAGACTGTCGCGAGATGATTATATCGTATGTTCTTTTGTATACAGTCATATCGTTCACCATTATGGTCCCCTGGCGTTTCGTCAATATCGCATTCGTAACCAAGAGACAATTCCCGTTTATCTCCAATTCGTTTCGGATTATGGATGATGACATCTGCAACTACATTATTATCTTGCCGTGCGCCAGGAGATAGAACCGACCCAACAACACCATCAACATTATCTTGGTTAAGCAAACCACGGTGAGTATCAGTAATAGGTATACCAAAAAGTGAAGCCAAACTCGTTTCTGAAAATACTTCCTCATCAGGTCTATATTCTTTTTTGACTTTGCCGTCTGGGGTGCGATAAGCAAATATGCCCGCGCGCGTAACAACTGGACGGTCTTTGATCCATCCCTCTTTTGATACTTGTGCTTTGATTGTTATAGCATCATATCGTGTTGTCATCCAACATCTTCCAATTCTGCATCTACAGTATCATCGCCACCAGTATCATCTTCAGGCAAGATGTCAGCAGATACATCTAATGTTTCTGGTAGAACCGGCTCCGCATAACACCTACATTGATAATCTTCACCAGGATGATTGTTATCCGTTTCTTCTGGCGGGGCTGACCAAGCAAATGTTTGACCATCTACAGCATCGTGCGTTTCGCGAACACGCTCATCTTCCATAGTTCGCCAAACATAACTATCAATACCAGCATCAGTCTGACGTTCTTGCGTAAAGCGCCCATTTAGTTTCGCCACTTGATCTCTTGCGATTAGTCTCGCGCGCGAGTCAGTAACGTCTGTTCTGTCTTCCATTATTGTCTTAATATCGTCAGTCATATCCTCTTGATTTTTGCCTGACATCAACGCATCAACAACTAATTTTTGTATTTGTCTAATTGTTTTGTTAGGAATATCCTCAATAAGTTTTGCGTTATCAAAAGCCCATTTACGCATCAATGGCACATAGGTATCTGGATCTTCACGCGTTGGATTTACACCATACTGCGAGCGTATCAATTTACGCCATTCTTCCTTGTTATATTGATTGACTTGTGGTGCTACTTTCGTCATTCTCCTAACTGTGATTTGCTTAGGCACAACCATATCCGACGCAACTTTCTGGAACACATCGTATAGTTCATCTTGCCATGCGTCTTGCCTTACAACACCAGTTGGTATTGCATGGATGTCAGAAGCCTCAGCAGTTATCCTTGGTATTACTGGCACCATCCGTTTCTTCAGCGAAAGTTTAAGTTGGTTAGACAGCCATAACAAATTCTTGCGATAGGAATATTCAATGCCTACCGGATACCTCATTGGTCTGATTTTCTTGCGTCTCCTCATCCTATTGTTATGGTTGCTTTCGTTGCTGATGTCGTTGTTTTAGTTGTTGGAGTAGATGATGTTTTTGGTTGTGGTGTATCATCAGGCACATCCATTTGTGTTTCATCTACACCTTGAGCATATCCAACATCATCGCCAAATTCAGGAAGCTCATCACTAAATTCATATTCATCGTATTTATTAACGACAATTTGTCTCACTTCTTCTGGCGTCAAGATTTGGTTCGTCATCAGCGCAATAAGCGAATTGACTTCACCAGTATTTGCTTGCTGTTCTGCTAGATCAGTTTGTGCTACTTCAAGATCAGTCGGCAACCATAACGGATTGAATTTGATTTTCCAATCCTCTGGTGCCTTGCCTCGCAGCGCTTTCTGACACCACAGTATAGATGTAAGTTTTTCCAAAGCTGGTTTAGCAATTACTGTTTGTGTGTGGCCAACTAGACCATAGTATGCTTCAAGATCACCACTGCCAGTTTGATTCAAACCTCTGGTAGACTTACCGAACAAAATTGTTATTGGAATAGAACACGATGCTGACAATGCTGTCTGATATTCTTCAAGTGTAGTTTGTACACCTTCCATTGATGCGCTAGTAACATTGTATTCATCTTGAGCATCGATGGCTACAGAATTGAGATTGCTGCGAACCAAATCAACAAGATGGATCCTGCGCCTAACAAGATCATCATCGCCTTGCGCAAAAGCATCGCCCAATCCAGTCATCTTATAAACTGCTTGTTGCTTTCGCTCAAGTAAACGCAATGACCAATCCAAGCCTTGCATATACCGCGCAATGTCAGCGTAACAACCTTCCAATACAGATCGACCAGCCCAATGAAGTTGATTGTAATTAACAATACCAGACGGTAACGGATCACCAGCAACAGTAATTATGCGCGTTTCATGAACCATAAATGATGGCGCGTTCTGCGTAACAATTTCATAATATTCCAATTTACCATATGTTAGTGGATCTGTTGGATCATCATAGTATTGCTGAGTGCCTTTTACACAAGTCATATCTATAACACGAATTTCCAATATTTCATCAAGTGTATCGAGATTGAGTGGATCTGTTAGTTCACCTCCATCTTTAGCAATCAACAGCATTACTGAGCCGCCATATAGGCGCGTCCATCGAACAGCATCGGCCATCTTTGTTAGGACACCAAGTCTGTCCCATTCATTAGACATCAGGTTTTCTTCTTCATCTCCCTCAATTTCTACACCACGTTGGAATGAATCATCACTTGGTCTATCAACAATCTTTTGGGCCAAGCCATTAGAAATGTACAGTGCTGTTAAGTCATAAACAGAGAAACGTGTTTGCCAGAAACGAGAAAGGTTACTGCCGTAACCAGTTCCCCAATTTGATTGGAACGTAGATACTGAGCGATCTAGACCAGGCGTGCCTAGTCCACTCATTAAATTCATAAAGCCATCGTATCTTTTATTGATTTGATTCATGAGGCCAATGCTCTAAATCGTTCAAATGATGTTACATTTCCGATACATTCCAAATATGCGCCGCTACTGGCGTCAATGTAATCGTCGTGATCACCTTCAGGAAAAACAGCCATTTCTCTCAAGTAATCACGCACCCATGGTCCATCAACTATGTCTACGTTTCCTGCTTGCCACTGAGCCGAAAGCGGCTCAGCTCTAGTGGCTTTTGGTCCTGTTTCTCTGGTGGACTTAACTTTGTGACCTGCGAGGTGAGCGATGAGAGAAGCTGATTGATCTTTTCCAGCTTGTCCTGGGTCTTGTGGTATAACAGTAGTAATGCGTTGATAGTTCGATTTGTCCTGTGTAGCAATATTAAGCAATACATCACGCACAATATTAGCAGGCTGCCGAATGTTAATACCATCGGCAATAACAATGCGTCCATTTGAACGTTTCCCCATCAATACAGACGCAGTGGCTGATGGTGATGGATTAACCTCACTTGGTTCTGTTGCCGCCAAATACCAACGACGCACCCAATTCGTAACATCAGTTGGTATAGCTGAGATAAGCTTAATGGCCGTCTGGGGGAAATATGATCCGGCTGAGGGACGAATTTTCCAATTGCCCATCAGCAAACGTTCACGCTCAACGCGTGTCAGCACCATTAGATTGGCACGGTATTCTGGATCTGTTTGTTCTAGTATCTTGTTGTCTTCAAGTGTTGCTGGTATAAATGTAAATGATTTCGGCAGCATACCAGGATATTTGTTCAACAACTCCTGGCGCGAGTCTGACCAAACCATTTTGTCGTCAAGACGAATGAAATGACGAATGATACCAGATCGTTCCGTAATTGGATAGCCAGTGTCTTGGTCAATATACCAAGCAACAAGATCAGCCACCCAACTATCAGCATCTGGATTACATGTTGCGCGTATATACGGTCGCACTCCACACAATGAACGGTTGCGCGACAGCATATACCAGAATTGTTTCTCTGTAAAATGTGTTAGTTCATCGTAACCAATTAATGGTATCTGTGATCCTTGCCAATCATTGACATCATGTTCATTGTGTAGATGGGTAAATGTTATGGAGGCACCAGATGGAAACGACCATGATCTGTGTGGTGATAATTTTGGTTGACCATCTACATCAATATAGATTTTGAAACTAGTATCGAACAATCCACCTTCAGAAGTAATTTGGATCGCTTCACGTCTGAATATTACAGCGCCAAAATCTGGGTTCTCTATATGGCGCAACGGTTCAAGTAACAATGCATATGTTTTACCACCGCCAGCAGCACCACCATAGATTGCTATATCAGCATTGGTTGATAGAAACTGCTCCTGGGGCCCAGGTTGCGGACCTAAATCATGTTCATTGTCCCAACCATCATATGCCATTATGCGGCATCCGCATCAATTACTTTATGTGGTAAATTGGTGCGACCATTGTCTGGTATATAAACTTTGATGCGGCTTGAATTAGTGCTGCCACTACCATCATCCGAAATGTATACATGCTGGCGTGGTTTACCATAAGCACGATTGAGTGCCATATCCATAGCAACCAATTTCGTGCGCTTATCTACTTCTGGGTCAGTAAGAATGGTGTCCAATTCTTGAAGTATAACAGGCACACGTTTACGGCACTCCGTCATGAGTTCACGGAGTGTGTATATGCGATCCATTTCTACATGAGGGTCAAAACCTTCTGGCATAGTTAACCCATTTTGGTTCTCGCGCTATATACGAAACGATCTTGTTAGTATAGCTGTGTTCGACTAGGTAACGAAAAGTTTACTTCGATCGTATATACCTGTCTTGTCTAATGTAAACAGACCTGAACCACAACAATACTTTATCAAATTCATCAGTATAAAACAGCAAGTCCAACTTGGTGTATAATGTTTGTCTAACCTTCAACCAACCATTATAGAATGTTGGACGTATAATGCCGTAACAATCTATGTTTCCTTTTCGATCTAATATGCCAACGAGCAAGAAACAAAATCCCATTGATCGCTGCCATTTAAACATGAATGCTGCTTGTTCTTTCTCAAAGTTATTGACCAATATTTTATTATCAATACGTAATGTAGTCATTTTGAGCTCAACCCATATCATAACGCTGTTGTGTAATTGGATGCCTCTATCTGGCCAGCCAGCAGTGCGCTCACTTGGTTTCCATAGTTGATACATACTAAATGTTTGGTCGAATTGATTGGCTAATGATTTCTCAAGCATCCTACTGGCCCACTTCTTTTATCCTAGGCGTTACCGTTACCGCCGTTACCGTCGTTTCTATCGAATATAAAATAGAAAAAAAAGATATTGGGATGCATGGTCTTTTCTAGCAAGTTTTTAAAATAACGGTAACGACGGTAACGACAGTAATTCATCATATATATCAATATGTTACAAACGTTACCGTAGAAACCAAATACGGTAACGACGGTAACTTATTTAGAATACACAACTGCTGTCTTACCATCAACTCTTTTTCGTTTTGTTTCATATCCCATTTTTCTCAATACTTGCCCATAACGATTTCTCATGTTCTGATTAATATTTAACTCAGTCACAGACATAGCATTGCAAATATAATCAACAACATTTTTGATAGTAATTTCGTTTTCATATTGAGGATTTAGTCCAATCATAGTTTCGATATGATCCCATTCCATCCATTCATGTATAGCATCTCTAATTTCAATTTGTTCTTGTTGTAATGCGTTTTCTTCAACGGTCAAATATGGTTCAATTCCTTTCAAATAATATTGTTCTTTGATTTGAGCTAATATTTGTGGATATTCTAGTCTAAATGTTTTGTGATCAATAAATGTATTCATTGACAATTCTGACTTAATTGGTATTGCTCTCGTCTCGCCAGTAGGATCGCGCAAGTATCTATGTTCGTTTGTAGTAACAATTGATATGCTACGCTTAGGATGATGATCAACCAATCTACCATATGGTGCTCTAAATGAAATAGTTGTTTCTGTAATCAAACGTTTCCAATCATTCAAATTAAATCTGTTCATATCTAAATCAGGATATTCGATAACTGCGCCAGGAGCGATTATTTGTAGAAAATCCTTATCAATATTTTTGATTGAAGCACTAACATACCAATATGAATTATTTGGTTCATATGGATTTGCCGGTAACAAAGCTTTACAAAATGATGTCTTGCCTATGTTTTGTTCTCCTTCAATAGCAAAATAATAACGTTGACTACAGCCAGGATTAAAACATCTCCATACTTGGGATAATGGTAGCATTCTTGCCCAAGCGGCTGACCATAAACCAGGTAATGCTTTAAGATAACGAACAACCCAATTCGTTGTCGGATCTGTTATTCTATCAATACCATCCCATGGTGGTAGACTCAACATCCATTCTTGATACATATCAATCTTATCATGGTATGCAACGTTTTCAACAACATCATCTAAACCAGACCAATGCCTCTCATTTGGAAATATGTTATCATTCAGAACCCTTTTTAGTTCTGTTCGATTAACATTGTCGTATGGATAATACACATGAGTATTGCCATTTGTCATTAGTGGTAATTTGAATTCCTTTGTTAACGATGGCCAATCCATTTTGACAAAATGTGCTTGTTCTGTCATAGTATCCAGTACAATTTGGATGTTATGAGCGGCCAGGAGTATGTTGATAACATGTGATGTTGTGTATGTAATGTTGCCTTTGCTATCCATCATACTTGACAAATCAGCACCAGTAAATCCATTGCCTTTCTTTTTGAGTTTCTCAGATTGTTTCCTATCAATAATATCATTAATAGTTTGTATTGTTCTTGTCTTGCTACGATGAAATTGTTCTCCAATCTCTTCAATTATGCGTTCAAATTGATATGGATCGGTAATCTTCAAATCAAATAATGCATTCATTAACTCATCGTTTTGAAACAAGAGCGATTTCTTATCATCAGTAT